GCGCGTTCGGGCGCATCGGTGGCGCAGGTTGCGGCGCGCGCCAGCGATGCCGGCATCACCCGTTACCGCCCGCTCACCCTGATCGGCGAAGAGCAGTCGGATCGGGCCGCCCTGTCCCGCCGCGCCAAATGGGAAGCAGCCGTGCGATCGGGCCGCGGCCACCGCGTCACCGCAACGGTGCCAGGCTGGTTTTCGACGCCCGGAACGCCGTGGACGCCAGGCCGCCGTGTCAGCGTGCGGGCACCTTCGGTCGACGTCGACGAGGAAATGCTGGTCGAACGCGTGCGGCTGACCCGCGACGGCCAGAACGGAACCGTCTCCGAGATCGACGCGGTACCGCCCCAAGCCTGGACGCAGCTGCCCGAAACGGAGCCCAAGCAATGAACCAGATGATCGCCGCCCTCGATCGTCGCGTGCGGCTCGCGATCGGGCGTGCCGTGGTGCGCCTGGTCGATGACGCCCGAACCCTGCAGGAATTACAGATCGACCTGCTCGATGGCGAGAGCCAGGACGCAGTCGAGCGCTTCCAGCAATACGGCATCGCTTCGCACCCGCATCCGGGAGCCGAGGCCGTCGTGGTCTGTGCCGGCGGACTGCGCAGCCACGCACTTGTCATCGCGGTCGACGATCGCCGCTACCGGCTGACCGGCCTCCAAGAAGGCGAGGTCGCGCTCTTCGACGATCTCGGTAACCTGGTGAAGCTCGGCCGCGAGGGGATCGAGATCGTGGGCGAAAGCGAGGTCAAGGTCGCGGCGCCCAAGGTGGTGGTCGAAAGCGACGACGTCCATCTCGGAGCCGAAGGTGGACCGGCCGTTGCCCGTATCGGCGACAGCGTGGATCCCGCGACCAACAAGATCATCACCGGTAGCCCGAAAGTGACCGCGGCATGACGGATCTCGCCCTTGCCTGGGACAGCGATCGCGGCGGGGCCGATCTCGCACTCGTCGACGGTCGGCTCGAAACCGACAACGGACTGCGCACCGCGGTTCTGATCTCCCTCTTTGCGGACGCGCAAGCCGAACTTGGCGAGGCCCTTCCGGGCGGCGCGCGCGATCGTCGCGGCTGGTGGGGCGACGAGATCGCCCGCGGCCCTGGTGGCGAAGCCGCTCCGGCCCAAGCGCGTGATCGCACCGGATCGCTGCTCTGGCTGCTCTCCCGCAGCGTCGTCTCGGCCGATGCCCTGCGCCGCGCTCGCGACGCCTGCGAGGACGCACTCGACTGGCTGGTGCGCGACGGCATCGCGCGGGCCGTTCGCGTGGTCACCGAGACGCAAGGAACGCGGCTCGCGATCGCGGTTGCGATCGAGCGAGCGAACAACGGGGCCGGCTCGCGGTTCGATTTCGTCTGGGATGCGGAAGCCGAACGGCTGACCGCGATGGAGGCACAATGAGTTTCGACCGACCGACCCTGAGCACACTGATCGAGCGCAGCCGTGGCGACCTCGCGAGCCGCATGCCCGGTGCCGATCCGGCGCTGCGGCATTCGCTGCTCGACATCCTGCTGCGGATCCACGCCGGGACCGCGGCCGGACTGTATGGCTATCTCGACTTTCTCGCGCTGCAGCTGATGCCCGACACCGCCGAGGGCGCTTATCTCGAACGCTGGGCTTCGATCTGGGGGCTGCGGCGCAAGTCGGCGATCGCCGCCGCCGGCACCGCCGTCGCGACCGGCATCGACGGCAGCACAATCGCTGCAGGGACCGAAGCGCGGTCGGTTGGCGGGAGCACCTATCGCACGCTCGAGGAGGCGACGATCGCGGCCGGGACGACGACGGTCTCGATAGAGGCCACCGAAAGTGGTCCCGATCACGATCTCGTGCCGGGCGCAGTGCTGACGCTCTCGAGCGCGGTACCGGGCGTCAATGCACCCATCACCGTCGCGACCTCCGATCGGGCTGGCGCGATCGAGGAGAGCGACCCGGCGCTGCTCGCGCGACTGCTCGCGCGGGTTCGCAAGGTGCCGCAGGGAGGCGCGGAAGAGGACTATGTCGCGTGGGCGCTGGCGCAGTCGGGTGTCACCCGCGCATGGTGTTTCCCCGGCTGGATGGGAGCAGGCACTGTGGGTGTCACCTTCGTCCTCGACGATCGCGCCAATATCGTGCCCCTGCAGGCCGATCTCGATGCAGTCGAAGCAGCGCTCGAGGAGCTGCGCCCGGTCACGGCCGAGCTCGTCGTCTTCGCGCCAACGACACGCACGATCGACATCGAGCTCAAGATCGCCCCCGATACCGCCGCGGTGCGCGCAGCGATCGAAGAGGAGCTGGCCGATTTCTTCGCCCGCGATGCCGAGCCGGGCGGGACGATATACGCCAGCCGCATCGGCGAAGCGGTGAGCCTGGCCGAGGGCGAGTTCCGCCACAGCCTCGAGCTGCCCGACAAGGACGTGACGTCCGATCCGGGCGAATTGCCGATCCTCGGTAATGTGAGCTTCGTCGCGTGAACGCGCTGACGGCCTCGACCCGCCAGGCGAGCGATTATGCCGCTCAGATGCGACAGCTGCTTCCGCCGGGCGCGGCATTCGATTTCCCCGAGGATGGTGTCTTCGCCTCGCTCTTGCTCGCCTTCGGGGACGAACTGGCGCGCGTCGACGCGCGGGCGAGCGCTCTCTATCGCGAGGCGGATCCGCGCGCGGCGCTCGAATTGCTGCCCGATTGGGAGCGCGTGCTCGGGCTGCCCGACGATTGCACGGGTGAACCGGACGGCGCGCTCGAGCGGCAGGTTGCGGTGCACCAGAAGATCACCGGGGTTGGCGGCCAGGATCGCGGCTCGTTCGAGGAGATTGCCGCCCGGCTCGGTTACGAGATCGAGATCGAGGAGCATCGCCCCCTGCGTGCCGGTGCCCTCGTCAACGATCGGAGCAAGGGCGAGGCCTGGGCCTTCGCCTGGACCGCCCGGATCCAGCCGACCGACGACGTCTTCATCGAGCGCGAATTCATCGCTCACCTGAAGGTCGGCGACCCCTGCAATCGGCGCATTCGTGGCTTCGGCGCGCTCGATATCGAATGCGTGATCCGCCGTGCGGCACCCGCGCACACTTACGTCCTGTTCGCTTACGAGGTCGAGCCAACGGCCGCCCTCTATTTCGACTTCACTCAATAGGAGGCAGCAATGCATCGCATCGACAGTTCAGGATCCGTCGACGGGTCTTTCAGCTCCGGCAATCCCGCTACCGGTCAGCAGGCCACCCTGATTACCGCCGAATGGCTCAACGATATGCAGGAGAACATCGCCCACGCGATCGAGCAGGCGGGGATCGGGCTGGTGAAGGGCGACGAGACCCAGCTTTACGACGCGCTGGTGGCGTTGATCGCGGGTGTTGTCGGTGATGGCGGCGGGGCGGTTTCGACCACGCGCCAGATCCTTGCGGCCGGTCTCGCCAGCGGCGGTGGCGACCTGACCGCCGATCGTACGATCACCGTGCCCAAGGCGAGCACGGCCGAGGTCTCGGCGCAGGTGAATGATACGAAGGCAGTGACGCCCGCCGCGCTCGCCGGCCTGGTCGGACTGACTGTCAGCGGAAGCGCCTGGATCATCAAGCTCGGCAGCGTCACGCTGCAGATCTTCACCGGGACCGCCTTCCCCAACGCGACGACCAATCAGACCCTGCCGATCGCCTTCCCGAACCAGTGTCGGGCGGCCTTCATCAATGGCGGCGAGTCCTCGATCAGCGCATCCTCGAACGCTTTCGTGAGCGGCTACGGAACCAGCTCGGTCTCGGTTTTCAGCGCGCACGATGATCCGATCACCGTAACCGTCCTCGCAATAGGGAATTGAGCAGATGCACACCTTCTATTTCAGCCCGACCAAAGGCTTCGCCAGCGACCTCACGCACGGCCCGCGCGAGATCGCCGAACCGCAGTCCGAACGCGACCTGAAGGCCGGCAAGCGGCCCAAGATGGTCCCTAACCCCGAGACCAACATCCCGGAAGATGCGGTCAAGATCGATCGTGCCCTCCACGCCGAGCTGATGCAGGCGCAGAGTGACGGGAAGGCGATCGTGATCCGTGGTGGCCTGCCGGTCGCGATCGATCCGAAAAGCGATCCCGAGGCGATGCTCGCGGCTCGCCGGGGCGAGCGTGACAGGCGGCTCGCTGCGTCCGACTGGACGCAGCTGCCCGATGCGCCACTTACCGAAGCGGAGCGCGCTGCCTGGGCATCCTATCGCCAGGCTCTGCGCGACCTCGACCTTACCGGCACCGGATGGCCGGAAGCGCCTAGCGCGGAGCAGGACTGATGGGACGTCGGAAATTAGCCGCCCTCGACGTGCCCGCCAGCGATGCGGAAGCAATCCAGACCATCGAGGAGATCGTGACGATCGAGCGGAGCGTTCTCGAGCACCAGCTGCGCGCCGAGCAGGAGATTGATCGGATAAAGGCCGCTCGCGATAAAGCGGTGGCCGAGCTCCAGGCGAGACGCGACGGTCTGATCGCGGCGATCAAGTCCTGGTGGGAAGCTGGCGGCGCGAAGCGGATCGCCAAAGGCAAGCGCTCGGCCGAGCTGGCCGGTGCGAAGCTCGGGGTCCGCAAAACGCCGCCGCGGGTGAAGCTGCGCAAGACCAAGCTCGCCGACGTCGTCGCATGGCTCGTCGGTTCGCGCTGGATCCGCGCACGCGAGTTCCTGCGTCACCCGGCACCGCAGCTCGACAAGCCGGCCGTCATCAAGGCCGCCCAGGCAGAGAAAAAAGTGCGCGATACCTTCGCCGAACGCGGCGTCGAGATCGAGCAGGTGGACGAGTTCTTCGTCGATACCGAGCTCGACGAGGAAGCGGAACGCGAGAAAATCGCCGCCTCCTAACGGGGGCGGCCGGGCCGCGGCAACGGCCCGAACCGCGAGTTGTGGCTCGCACCTTTGGTCGGCTAGCTCGACCTCCAGCGCCCCCGGCCGGATCGGCGGGGGACCGATAGGTGCAAATGATGAAGAAGGAATTGAAGACCTCGGATTTCCAAGCGGTGGAACCGGTGCGACCGCTCGCACCGTATGTCGGCGGGAAGCGCGCGCTGGCGAAGACGCTGATCGAGCAGATCGATGCGACGCCGCACG